ACGGAGTTAATCAAGACCAAGCCTTTTTTACGAGGATTGGACGAGCGATCATAAAGATAGAGCACCTCGCCCGGCTGCATATAGGCCTTGACACCAGTCGGAACCAGCTTAATCTCCCCTGGCGCAATAGGGGTGCGCTCTGCCACTTTCAAATCGTAGCCAGCTGCGTGAGCCGTCTCTCTCTTAGGCAGCAAATCTTCATTTGTAAAGCTGGACACCAGCTCGAATCCGCGAATTTTCGTCATATTTTCTTTTATTATCCTTTCAAACGTTGATTTAATAAGGTTTATAACCTTTGTAAGTAAGTTGTTTTATAAAATTGTTCACCTTTTTGTGGACTTATAGACTATTTATAGCTTTTTCATAATATGAAACAGCTTCTTTCTCTTTGTCCTTGGAGAGGTGACTATACACATCTAAGGTCATGGATATATTAGAATGTCCTAACCTATATTGCAACTCCTTGTAGCTGATACCAGCATTTAGCAATAAACTAGCGTGAGTATGGCGGAAAGCGTGACAAGTGAAACGTGGGATGCCTAATGTCTCGCAACGCTTATCTATAATCTGTTGGAGAGAATGCCTTGGCAGATACTCTCTAACTGTAGTGGCAAAGACAACAGACGGAGCTTGAGCCCCAACTTCTAAGAACATTAGGCGCTGACGATTCTGGTACTGCCTCAGCATCAGCGTAGTTTTGGAATCTATGCTTATCTTTCGAGTACCCGCTTTTGTCTTTGTTTCCCCTATCATCCGAATTTCTTGGCTGTAGGTTTTACTGATTGTGATTGTCTTTTCCTTTAGGTCAATATCCGACCATTCTAGGGCTGTCAACTCTCCTATGCGGCATCCTGTGGCCAGCAGCAACTTAAAGACCACAAAGCGGTAATAATGCTTGTAGCTCTTTGTAGATAGCTTTTCAGCGTAATCGATAAACGCCTTTAAGTTATCCGGCTCTATGAACTTAACAGCTTCTCTGCCTTTCTTTTGCTTCTTAGGCAGAATCACATCACGCGCAGGGTTAGATGTCAACAGTTGCAAAGTTACTCCATGCTGCAGTATTCTTCTGTTAATTGAGTTAATCTCCTTAAAATTTACAAGTTTAGGAGCTAGCTCGTTTATAAACTCCTGAATGCTGCTAGGCGTTATCTTGTCTATCTTCATACTCCCAAACTCAGGGATAAGATGATGATTAACCTGCCTCCTGGTCACAGCAAATGTTTGCGGTCTAACTGTCAGCCTGTGACTTTCTAGCCATAGGGCAGCAAGCTCTTTGTAGGTCTTGACCTGTACCGTCTTTTTGACTGTCGATCCATTAGATTTAAAATCAAACTGCGCTTGCTGGGCTTTGCTCTTAACCTCTTTCCTTGTCCGTCCAGTGATGCTTGTCTTTACTTTCTTACCTGTTACCTGATCCACTCCCAGATAAACACTCGCTCGGTACACTTTGCTACCGTCTTTCTTTTTGACTTCTACTATTTTCATGATATACCTTTCCATCAGCAGGCAAGCTATTATTAAAAAGGTTTTAGATTATGGTTTATATCATGCTAGAAGCTACGAGACAGCCTCTCTATTCGGTTTTAAAAGGTCGGTTGATTAAAATATACCAGAGATAAAAACAAGGGGCTTAGAAGAGCTTATATTGCGTTTTAAGATATAGAACTATTCTACTGACAAGGTTTCGAGTTTGTCTTTATTATCGTTTATTCTTTCTTCCATTATGGCGATTTTCTCTTGATAGTCATTGACTTTGGAAAGGTCGCTATTCCTGTCATTCACATAGTAGTTAATCTCGTTTTGGATTTCTTGTGCAGAAGCAGGGGCGTTGAATGAATTGAAAAAGTCAATCATTTTCTTGCAGTATTTAGCGTGCGCTTTGTAATATTTCAATTCCATCCGGTACAGTTCCAATTCAAAATGCTCTTTATTCCAATTTGGAAAGTCAATATCAAGATTGGTCGGATACTGTTTTACAGAATGAATTTCCCACAACGCTTTGTACTTCTCATATAACTCTTGTCCTTTTTCTGTCAGTAAGGTTTTATCTCCTACATCAGCAATTAGACCTTTTGACTTGAAAATGCGAGTTAGTTTCTCTGCGTTTAAGTTATAGTCAGAAAAGAAATACTTTGGAATAGAGACAGTCGATTTTCTTCCGTTCTTTGGTTTTCCCCACCAGACTAACAAAAGCAGTTCTCTAAGTTTAAAATTTTCATCAGTAACATAAGTATCACTATAATTTGGGAAAGTATGATCTCGGCCGTATATTTTAGAAATATCAGGGTCGCTGCTCAAAAGTCTATAATACTCTGGAGTGTAATAGTCTATTCCCCTAATACTATAACTGCTGGGTGCTATCTTATCCCGTTTACCAAACAGTGCGCTAAAAAATCCCATAATAACCTCCTAAAGCCCACCAGCAAATTTCAGATACTTAGCTTGTATCATGATTTCATCGGTGGTTCTTTTAATTATTTGTACAAAAGTAGTCCAGCGCTAAAACTGGCTCATTCTCTCCCTTTCGGCATCCAGTGACTGCTGCAATAAGTTAGCTAGTCCTTGGATGTTTTGAGCAGCTAAAAGCTCCATATACTCCGCCCTGTCATCCTTGCTGATAATGACCGGAGAACCTAGGTACTTCATGGCTAAGTACATCAGAACCAAGCGGCCAGTGCGTCCATTCCCATCACTAAACGGATGAATACGCTCAAATTGGATATGCGTATCAGCCAGTATCTCTACTATCTCACGCTCACTCTTTGCCGCATCTAATCTATAAGCTGTATTATCCGCCCATTGAGCCATCAAAAAAGGCGTTTCCTCCGGTGAAGTCGTCTTAAACTCCGCCCCTATGATGGCATTCTGAACAGTTTTAAACTGCCCTCTATCGTGCTGCAGGCGGTCTGTCAATAGCGCATGGAAATCTTGCACTAGCCCTACATTCAAGGGAGCGTTATTAGCCAAGCTATCTAGCAACAAAGAAAAAGCCTGTTTGTGGTTCTCTATCTCATAGAACTCTCTGATACTCTTATGCTTCCCTGGCAAGGTGCTTTCTAAGATGATACTGACCGTTTCGGGAAGAGATATAGTGTTTCCCTCAATCCCACTGGAATGGTAGGCCATACGGATCAGAATATCATCCAGATAATCTTGTTTATAGGTCATTTAGTTTCCTTTCTGTCTTTAGTGTGTTTGATATGGCTGACTTGTATAAGTTTTAGAAATCACGCGCAGATAAGAAAAAGTATAAATTCTTCTGTGACAATCCCATTTTACTCCTGTCAAATTCTATGATTTTAATGAAATCATTTTTAAAATTTCAGAAGCCTGTGCAAGCATGTTATACACCTCAGATTTATTTCCATCGATTTCTTTTGAAAGTTCGCTAATTGCTATCAAATCTTTCTTTCTCAATTTTTTATTTTCATACTTTGCTAAGGACGCCCCTTGTATATCCAATAAGATATCTAATAATTGGTTAATGTGGTATGAAGCTAGAGCACAAGAAGAAACTAAGTTAAGATTTTCTAACTCTGACTTCTCCTCTTCAATTAACTGATAAATTTTTTGACGTTCTTCTTCATTTGCCTCAATATGTTCTTCAGGCAAAAAATGATGTTCCATTTCTTTGAGATTCTTAATATCAGAATATCCAAGTAAATAACTTTCTGATACATCAAAATAGTCTGCTAGCTTTTTAGCATTTTTCTTTCGAATAGCTGTTTCATCATTTTCCCAGCGTTGTAATGTTCTTAGGTTTACTGCTATTTGTTTAGCTAATTTGTCTTGCGATAACCCCTTTTTCTCTCTCAATTCTTTAATTCTATTCATAAGCAAAAATTACCTTTCAAATAAATTATAACTTACAACGGCAATAAAAGCCATAAAAAGAGCAATAAAACACAAAAATTAGTTAACTTACGTAATTTAATGTCGTATAATTAGATTAAACAACGGCAATAAAAGCCGTAGAAAGGAGGGTACATAATGCTGATCACGCTTGAACTAGCAGAAAAAGTACGTGTAAAACGTGCAAAAAAACAGCAAACAAAAAAGGCGGTTGCTGAACTTTTAGGAATTAAACCACAGACCTATACTAAGGTTGAAAACGGCGACTATGACGCGCCTAAGCGCATCTATCAAGTAGTTATGAATTGGCTAGTAGAAGACTGTTAATAGAAAGGAGTACCCAATGAATCTAGTCTACATGGACGGCAAGAAAGAGCCGTACACAACAAGCGAGATTATCGCTGAATGTGCTGGAGTGAAGCACCACGCAGTACAAGAACATATCAGAAAGAACGTTGAACGCTTAGAACGTTTTGGAAAGGTCGCATTTAAAATGAGACCTTTGCCGAGTGGACAACAAGCTAAAGATTATATACTGAACGAGCAACAAGCAACCCTACTGATCACATTCTTAAAGAATACAGAGCAAGTGGCTAACTTCAAAGAAAACCTAGTCAAAGCATTCTTTGAAATGCGGGACGAGCTAGCAAAGTTCAAACTGCAGCGTGCTTTAGAAAAGCCCAAGCGCAAGGCTTTGCATGACAGCATTGAGAACTGGGAACAAAAACCAAAGCATCCGCATAGCACCATTACAAACCTTTTGCTAAAAGGCACTAGCGGCATGAATAAAAAGCAACTAGTGGCAGCGCGTGGAGGTCTTACAGGCATTGACAGCTTAACCAGTACCGAGCTAGTCAGATACCAAGCTTTAGAAGATATGGCTATCGCAATGATTGGCTTAAACATGAGCTATCAGGATATCAAGTCTATGGTATTCAGACCAAAAGAAAACGCACCACAAGGCGCGTGAGAGCAACAAAAAAGCCTTAACAGACGACCAAATCAGAAAGGCTTTCACACTATCACCAAAACAAATTAACAAGCAGGCAAGCTGTTATTAAAAGGGTTTTAGTAAAGATTTTATAGCTAAATTATAACATAGGCTATTGAAAAATGCTACCGCAGAGAGCCGGCATCTCTAACTGCCAAACAATTCAAAAAGGATAAAGCTATGATCCAAGAAATTGACATGACGCCAGGGCAAGCAATCGTTTTTGTATTGCTGCTGCTTTTCCTAATCTGGAAGCCATGGCATCTAAAAGGCTCTCAGAGCTCACCAAAGCCCCTCAGAGCGACGAAAAACACTCGGGCGGTAGAATATACCACCGAGGAACTAAACCCCGAATATGGGGCTTATATTCAACTTGCAGGACGCAAGTACAACTAAAGGAGACAAGAACATGGAAATCTCAATCTTTGACCACAACAAACTAAATCGTAACGCATTTTACGTTAAAGAACTAGATGTGCTTTTTGTAGCTGATACAGTTAGCGAAGAAGAAAAACAAGCA